ACTGATGTATTTGCGAACGAAGAGGACTACCTGAAATTGCTGGGTTCTCTTAGGAGCTCCGACCCGACATTAAAACCTCAAGTTTTTTGTACGACGAACCCGGGCGGTAAGGGACACTGCGTACCGTACGGAGAGGTACTCACGAGTGTCGGGTGGATGGGAATAGCAAACGTACGAATCGGGGATATGGTAGCGTCTACTGATGACTCAGGGGCGCTGTGCTATGTTCCTGTACAACAGTTGCACTCGAGTTATTACAGCGGTGCTCTGAAACAGTATGTCTCAGACACGATGGAGATTACTAGTACACCAGAGCATAGTGTGTGGAGAGTCACGGAGACAAAAACTGAGAGTGGTAGAGTGTACCATGCTCCCACTCCAATAAAGATGTGTGATGTGAGTGAGGTGACTCGGGTAGTACGAGCGTGTACAGCATGGCATGGTAACAGTATAGATAAGTTTTTAGTACCGTACGTACACTCTCGTACACAGAGGTACCCGCAACCCACAGAGATTAGCGGAGATGACTACTGCGAGTTAATGGGTTGGTTTTTGAGCGAGGGCTGGGTGTTAAAGAGTAAGGGGTCTAAAGACACTCGTTTTGGTATAGCTCAATCAAAACCAGACAACGTGGTAGTAATAAAGGCGCTGCTCGACAGATGTGGGTTTCATTACAGATATACTGGCAGCTGTTTCGAGATGTATAGTAACTCGTGGTACGAGTATTTCTCTCAGTTCGGTAAATGCAGAGACAAATTTATACCCAATGCCATAAAACTAGCCACAGTCGAGCAGATAAGCATTTTTATAAAAGCGGCGATGTTAGGAGATGGGCATGGGAAGGTGTACTACACAACATCGCAGCGTTTAGCAGACGACATACAAGAGCTTGGTTTGAAGATTGGGTATAGCCCGTCCATACGAAGCAGGCAGAGAAAAAACAGAGTAGGTCTGTCGTATTCTATCACGCTACGAGACGGGCGTACAGGGTGGATGGAGAAGAAGGATATACAAGACGTACCATATAACGGTAACGTTTATTGCATAGGAGTACCAGGGCACAGATTTTGGCTGAGGCAGGGGGGTAGAGTTTTTCTGAGTGGCAACAGCTGGACGCGTAAACGCTGGGTGGACGTCGCATATAATAAAACGTACTATGATCCAAAAACTGGCTCCAGTAGAATTTTTATCCCTTCGAAAGTCGACGACAATCCTAGCATCACTGAAAACGATCCAGCATATGTCGCGTATTTGGATGGGCTGCCGGAGCGACTCCGTAGAGCCTGGCGTGATGGATCCTGGGACTTAGCTGAAGGCAGTTTCTTCCAGGAGTTTAACAAGGATCTAATGTTAGAGCCTGCGTTTCAAATCGATGAAACCAGCTCACATCAACGTCTATTCGCTAGCATGGACATAGGGGCGACTCATCATACTGCGTTTTGCCTGTGGTATGTGGCTCCTGATGCGACGATACATCTCATGATGACGTACTGTCAGCAGCTGAGCAGTATCAGAGATCATGCAAAAGAGATTTTCGATCAGATAGCATCACACAGACCGACCAAGGGCTACTTCCCGAAAATCGTGTGGGTAGGACCGGATGCCTGGACTAAAAATAAAATATCTGAGATGACCTGGCGAGCGCCGATCGACGAGTTTACAGAGCTCTGGAATGATACTCATAAAAGAGGAGTAACGTGGGAGCAAGCAAATAGTTATCGAGCAAACGGTTGCATGATAATGCAGGATCTTTTTAAAGCGAGAAACGGTAAGCCACAGGTTTTTTACATAGACAAATATAACCAGCAATATGAAGACGCAGTGCCAGCCGTGATGATTAACCCGAATAAACCTGAGGAATATTTGAAAACTAATAGCTGGACGGATGATTTGACGGATTGTGTCCGCTACGGCCTCGTCGGCATATACACTTGGCTCACCGGCGAGAAGAAGGCGAAGGCTCTACGGCTAGAAACTCAGAAATTTAACGAACAGTTTGTCAATAAAGATTGGTACGAAATGTAAAGGAGTGTAGACTATGGCATCAGATCACACTGAGGGCTACAGAACGATTTTCGAGGAAAGCGTCTCCGCGACTACAGCCACACCGAGTGTCACTGTCGGCACTAAACGTTTACACGGTGGCAAAGAATATATCTACACATACAACAGCGGATCTACGCTCAATAAGAACGCTACTGTGAGTGTCGACGTCACCAATTTTGTGGCGGCTGCGGACACGGCTGGCTACGGTACAGTGACGTATTTAGGTGTGCTCACTGAGGCTGCTATCCCTGCTGGTAATTACGGCTGGGTATCGATCAACGGATATGTGGCCGCTGAGGGAGATACTGGCATACAGGGCATCACCGGGATCAGAGGGATCACCGGCATCCAGGGTATCACAGGTATCCAGGGCATCACTGGCACAATCGGGATCACTGGCATCGACGGTGGAGCGGCATGGGGTGTGACAGGATCTAATACGACGCCAGCAGGTACGGTAGGAGTGGTAGTGGGCGGCGTGTCGTATAAATTATTGTGGGCTGCTGGAGCATAACAAACGGAGGCTCTATGGTAGATACAATCGCGCAGAAAATGCATGAGGTCGGTCCGAATTTACTCTCAGCGATCAACATCATATGCGCTGGGATCGTAGGCATCGTGACTGCGGTGCTGGGGTATCTCGGCGGTAGGACTCATCAGATAGCTATCGTCAATAAAAAGAACGGCAACAGCAAATGATCTATCCATACCGCTGTGTGATGTGTGGGCATCACGAGGATGTGATCAAACCCGCGGCTGAGTGCAGGCGCGAGGAGATCTGTTCGTACTGCTCGATCGTGATGAAACGCGTATGGACTGTGCCTTTGATTAACTGCATGACTTTAACACTCGAGGATAGGGCGTATGTCAGCAAATATAAAAATGATACGGGTAATGATCTGGTCTGTGTGGGGGATGATAAAAAAATTGTGCAGGCTCTTACGCCTAGGCTGTCGGAGTATCCTGGCCTCGATGAAATTTCATCAGAATACAAAATAGAGGATTGACATATGGCAGATATGTTTGAGGGAGTGAGGGACATAAACTCTCCGCAGGACCAGGGTAAAGTGCAGGCTCCGGACGATACCCGCGGTGCATCCTCCATAGATTTTAAACTGGCTGTGCGTCTTTTTACGCAGGGTAAACAGGTCCGGAAACAGTATGATCAGGAGTGGGACAAATGGATAAAATGGTATGAAGGCAAGCAATGGGACTGGCGGAGACCTTCTTACAAAGCAAGTCCATCACTTAACATTTTGCGACCCACCGTGCAGACTATCCTGCCTATCATGACGGACACGTCACCCGATTTTGACATCAATCCCCAGGAGCCCACTGATTACCAGTTCGCTGATACGCTTTCTAAACTCGTGGAAAACTGGTGGCAGCGCCGTAACATGCAGGTAGTACTCACAGGCTCTATCTTAGATAGTCTGATACTGCCTGTAGGAGTCATGAAATGCGTGTGGAATGACGAGATCGACGGTATAGGTGATGTGGAGTGTACACGGGTAGACCCACGCAATATCTACATAGACTCAGATGCTACAGATTTTATAGATTCTAAGTTCGTGATCGAAGAGAAGTGGGTGCCGCAGGCAGAATTAAAATTAAAGTTCCCTGATAAAGCACGTTTTATTACTGGCTCGCGTACTGCTACCGACCCCAAACAAAAAACTGAGAACAGGACTATGGCGGGAGAGATTACTCTCCAAAGTCCTATCGACCAAGATATCCCATTACAGTCAAATGGGGACGCTGATAAAAATACGAGTGCCACTGCCGGGCAGTTAAAGAGTGCCAGGGTATTAGAGTGCTGGATACGGGATGAGACTTTAGATGAGCAGCAGATAGATAACAAAGACGGTGACTCTCAGACTGTTTATAAGAGACGATACCCACGCGGGAGGGTAATCACTATACTCCCCGATAGCCAGGTACTCCTCCAAGCCGTGGACAATCCGTACAGTGACGGTAAATTCCCATATGTAAGGTTCGTGGATACGGTCGTAGCCGGATGCTTTTGGGGAGAGGGAGAAATCAGCCCACTCATAGAGACTCAGAAGATGATCAATAAAGTCGGTAGCACTATCACTGACTGGTGCAATAGGATGACCAATAACGTCTGGATCATCGATGATGATTCCGGCGTAAACACCGCCATGCTCACCAATCAAGTCGGCAT